CCAGCCTTTGATATGGACAGCCTGATGACCGTACTGCTAGGCATGTTGGGTCTTGGCGGCATGCGGTCATTTGAGAAGATGAAGGGTCTAACGAAATAAGGGGGCAAACGCCCCCTCACCTCACTTATAAAGATATTGATAGTCAAATCTATCTGCGGTCTGCATATCTTCAAAAACCACGTTGTAGCTTTCATCGTCAATGCGCTCGACCCGCCTGACCATAGCCGTGACCGTCCTGCCACTTGGGCCGGTCACGCTGACTAGGTCGTTTGGTTTTAGGTGTTCTGTCTGCATGTCATCTCCCTATAAAAGTTTAAACGCCCTGGCTCGACCGGCTACCTTCTCAGCCGCGCCACGCTCGACCAGCCCGGTCATCAGCCGGTGAACTTGGCTGAAGCTCTTGCCGGTCTTCTGCGACAGCTCATTGATGGTCGGCGTGTAGCCATACCGGCGGGTCATGCGGTCAATCAGAATCCGCAGCTCCGCCTGCTTCTTTGTCAGCGGCACATCAATCATCACGCGCCTCCTTAATCGTCAGCGTGCCTTGCCGCGCAATCCGTGCGGGCTTGGCCGGTGTCGTCTTGGCCGGTTGCGCCTTGAAGTTACGCATTGGCCACTTCACATAGTAAGAGCGATTGCCGACTACCCCGAACGCCTCATCGTGGCTGCCCAGACGTTCTTTCAGCATAGCCTCAGCTTCGTCGATGTCGCCCTCAGCAGCCCGCTTGGCATCCTTGGCGTTGACCAACTGAGCCAGCCAGTCGTTGTCTTCGCCCTCTAACGTGATTGGCGGGGCGCCATTATCGACACGCGGGTAGGCGGTATTGCCGTCGGCGCTGGACTGGATCGGATACCAGTCAACGTCAAACTTGCGTCGCTCAAACTCCTCGATTTCGTCGGTGATGCGCGACTGCACCGCAGCGTTGGCCTGATAAAGGAAGACGCGTAGCTCTATACCGCCATATAAGACGCACACAGCGCCCCACGTTAGTTTAGTGGCCATCAATTGCCCTTGGAGTTGCAGCGGCCCCCTGTGAGGCGCTGGCCGGTCTTCTGGCTTACTGCTAGTCAGCTTGCTCTCTAGCACGCCCACGCCGTCAACCCAGACAGGGCCGTCAACGCAGTAGATGCCTTTTGACGGATCGGTCGTGACTTCATGCCCCAGCCCGCCGTCAGCGGTGCCGTCAAGCGACACGGCGAACGGTAGCGTGTCGTGGAAGACGGCGTCGTGTTCAAGCCTCAGGTCAGTCAGGTTGAGCCGTTCAGCGGCGGTGGTCAGGATGGCGCCCTCAAGGGCATCACCCCAATCACAGGCTTCGTTACCTCTGAATGGGTCGGGATCAGGCTTGCCTTCGATTGAGGCAAGTGCCTTGGCAAGCTGATCGTTGGGCGTTTTGTACGGCGACATATTCATAATTACCGGAATTACCGAAGCGGTTATGATGTCGTCGGGTGTTTTCTTTCCTACCATTAGTTAGTCTCCCATTTGTTAGATTTTAATAGGTTTTCTTTTGCTGGAATAATTTGCATATTCCAAGGCACATGAAGGCCGCAAATTTTTGCGTGTTTCAATGGAACTATATGATCTAAGTGATGTTTTATTTTTGTTTCTTTTGAAATTTTGCGGGCTTGAATCGCAAGGTTTTTCATTTCTAGATGATGGTGTTTAAAAGCCCACTTAGATTTGTTTACCAATTTTCGCCTTACTGATTGATGGTAAATTTGTTGAGCCGCATAACGCTCTGGATTTTCTAATCTCCATTTTCTTGTTCTAAATCTGTTATACTCTGCATTTTCCCTAATGCGTTCTCTCTGTCGCTTGTTTACATCTTCGCGATTTTTTTCCAAATATTCTCTTGCTTGTGCATTTATTTTTTCGCGATTGTTCACTGTGTATCTACGATCAGCATTTAATTTACATTGCTTACAACGGTTTCTTAAAACCCATTTTTCAACTAAATGACCATTTCCACACGGCTCACCAGTAAAATATTCTTTTCGGCCTTGCTCAATCGCCTCTTGGCGCGTGATAACTTCCATCATCCCGCACCCCCAAAGCGAGCCATCAGCGCCCACACGTTCCACTCATTACTCACCGCGTTTGTGCAAAACGCCAGCCCAAATGCCATTAGCAACAGCATACCGATTGTGTCTTTAATCATGTCACTCTCCTATCGTCAGCGACAACAAACCAATCACTGATTTTATCTGTGCCGTTAATCTTGTTAAAAAGATCGTTTTCTTCAGTTGAAGCTAAACCAGCAAAGCCCTCGTCTAAAGCACTATTATATAAATCAAACTCAGCATCAGACATATGCAGCCGATAGCCTCTTTTTAATCGTGTTACTTTCATGTCACTCTCCCATATTTAGACGGTTTCTTTAAACGCTCGTCGGGCGTCTTTGGTGCCAACGCCGTCCATCCGTTAACGTGTAGCCGATACGCGCTACACACAACCTCGCCGCCGACCCAAGATTCGCCACGCGATATGTGCGTGATGAGGCTCTTGTTATCGGTGCGTTTACAAGCCAACGCGATTGCGTCGTACCTGTCGAAGATCGGGCCGGTCACAACTGGACGCGTGAACGGATTGCTCACGACGTACCAGAGTTTGACCCTATCTGATCTGATTTGTTTCATTTTAATAACGCTCCCATTTGTTATCTGCGTTTAACAAAAATTCTGCGACGATTTGCTCTTGGCCGCGAAACGGTGAATAAACCAACTTTGCTTCAATAACTTTACCGACGCGCTTTTCAACCATCTGAGGTGGAACCCAGCCGCCGCGCTCCACTTTAGTCCAAACAATTTTGTGGTCTTTAATCTTGCCAGTCTTTGCGCCCCGGACATAGCGAGGAAGATCACCCAATAAATCAGAACCAAAAATGCGTTCCGCATATGACGCGCCAAAATCTGTAAATAGAAAAGCTGACTTAGTGCTGAACTCTGCATAATTTGACATTTGATAATCTCCCTTTCGGGCGGGGTTGTTAAGCCGCCGCCTTTTTGTCTTCTAAAGTTAAACAAAGTTTCTTTTGACGCTCAACCGTTTGGAAAAAATACCAAACACTCCACCACTTGTTTTTTGCGTTCTTATTGTATTTATAAAACGTATCTAGCAAATCGCTATATTGAGCGTATCTAACGCCACCGCGCTTGCCAACAATCACAAACAAACTGGCGCTGCAAGAACTGCCATTATAATTTACTTCAATAGAGGCAGTACCGTAATCTGAATATTCAATATCAACTCTTGCGCCAATTTCAGCGGCGCGGTCGATGATGCGATTGATAAGTCTGTTTTGAGTAGTCATTTGGTAATCTCCTTGATTTCCCTAGTTTGTCCCTCTTACCTATTATATATAGGGATGCTATCTACATATGACAAGACAGATATTGCATTATTATTAGGTTAATTGCAGAAAAATATCACTATGCCTTTAATCGCCCAAATTTGCCCGCTGACGGCATGTAGGTGTTTTGGGGCATAAGCGTACCAAAAAGAAGCCAGAAGCGTTTTTTGCTTCCAGCAACGATCACAGAAGGGTCATAAAATGAGTGAAGTTAAGCCAGTTTTGTTGAGGCTCAGAGCCTCGACCATCGAAATGCTAAAGGCCGAGCTGGATGTGTCGGCTCATAGGTCGCAGTCGTCGCTTGCCGATGAGTTGCTGGTCAGACAGCTTGAGGCAAGTGCGCGGCAACGCGCCATTCAGTTTGAAATGGATCGTCAGGCGGGGCGGGGCTGATGCGTGCCGGAGGTGGTCGCGCCAAGGGGGCGGCGTTTGAGCGTGAGACCTGCAAGCTCATTGAGCTGGCGACAGGCAGAAAATTACGCAGGCGGCTGTCACAATATCAGGAAAAGAACCTGAGCGATCTGGAGCCAGCGGATAACAAGCCGTTTCCGTTTTTAATTGAGTGCAAAAGATATGCAAAAGTTTCGCCTAGCAACGATTGGTGGGATCAGATTGTCACGGCGGCTAAGTCTGCGGCTAACACAAACGACGCGCTGCCGTGCCTGATATATAAGCTGGATCGCCAACAGACGCAGGTGCGGATACCGATTGAGGCGCTAGTGGTGCTGGGCAACTCTAGCGTGGCTCAGGATGTAGCGGAGTGCTATGACTGGCGCTACACGGCGACGTTAGATTGGGAGACGTTTGAGATGGTGCTGCGTGAGCATCTGGCGGTGATGTGATGCTGGTTCAAATACCGCCGAGGGATTTATCAAAATGCCGACAGGCTGCCACTGGTCGATGGCAATTGGCACGCATGTCAGGTGTCGGTAACCAGCGCAAAGATGGTAGTAGGTCTGATAATGACATCGACTATTTGGGCGTCCGGGCTGAGTTTGCAGTCGCGTCTTTGCTGCAACTTGACTATGAGCCTAGCGCGTTAGGCATTGATGATGGCGCGGATATGTGGTGCGGTGGCGTTAACATCGACGTGAAGTCAACCTTTTACCCAGACGGCAGGATGTTGTTCAAAAGCAAGGATGCGTTCAAATCTGTGGTTTGCGTATTAGTCTCATCGACCGAAGATGATAGCGTTATGAATGTAAGGGGTTGGGCAGCAGCGGCTGATTTTTCTGAACATTCTGTGCAGGTAAGTTTAGGACACGGCCCCTGCTGGATTATGAAAAATGAAAAGCTTAGACCAATGACAGACCTGTGGAGCAGGTTAGCTAAAAAGCGCGTCGGAGTTAATTTATGACCCGGCCAATGTATGAAACAGCAGCCGACCGCAACAACGAGCAGCGGGTCGCTGAGTTGCTGGCGGAAAAGGGCTACAGCCTCGACAAGCTGCCAATGAGCTTTGGCCTAGACGTGGCTATTACCGACGATTTTGAAGAAAAGATTGTGGCGTTTGCCGAGATAAAGGCACGCACATTTGAGATGAATAAGTACCCGACGGCTATGATTAACCTGCATAAGGTTATCAGGGCGCACGACATTTCCGCTTGCACAGGATTGCCGTCGTACTTTATCGTGCTTTACCTCGACGCATTGGTGCGAATAAATTTTGCCAGTGAGTTTGCGGTCAAGATGGGTGGCAGGTCAGACCGAGGCGATCCGGCGGATCGTGATGTCTGTGCCTATTACCCGATTAGTGGGTTCACGGTCGTGAGCCGATTTTGAAAAAGCTGAAAACGGAAAAGGAAACGTAAAATGGCTTTAGGATTTGTGAATGAGAATAGCGGTGACGGTTCAGCAATCGTGCCGATCTTAAAATACGACACACGCGGTGGTTACAT